TACATCAAGAACGGAACAGAAAGGAACCGAACAATGGAAACCAACGGCAACTTCTACATGACAGACATGATCCGCAGCATGCTGAAGGGCATGCACTATCAGTTCAATGACGAGCGGCTTAAGGTGATCACGAACAAGTACAAGTTTCACGTGCGGATGACTAAGGATGGCTTCAGAGTGATGGGAGCGAACAAGATGGTGTTTGTCAAGTCATTCACTGACGTTCTGAATCACATCAAGAGCCACGGCTGAGAGTTAATGGTTGACTTAGGTCAACCCTTAACTATTACCACATTATTAATTAGATAATCGTTTAATTATCGCCGTGACCTAGTTAACAGACAATTCTGTTGACAACCAGAGAACTCTGATGCATTATTAATACATGAACGAAACAGAGAACGACACACCAATTACATGGACGGAGACACCGACTGGTGGATGGGAGGCGACTATTAGGGGAGTAGAATACCTGATCGAATGGCACAGCACTCGCTACTACCTTTACAGAGGCCCAGAGCATGAGCAGATTGATTCGAATACGTCACTACTTTTGCTGAAGTGGATTGCGGAGTGCCTCTAGAAAGTAATGATCATGTCCGAATTTAGCACGCTTTCAGATATTTTTGGCCGTAGCGCATGGCTTATGATAAAGGAGATGGATGGAATCGAGGTATTCAATGTTGATTCAGACGACAGGTCGTGTTGCACGATTCTTAATGGTCGAGAGTACAAGATTGCGAGGGTTCACAATCGCAGATGGCAGGTGGTGTCCACCAACTATTGGCGAACTTTTTGGTCCCAGTATGATTTGCTAGCCTGGATTAATGATAGGTTGTGAGATAGTATGCCGGAAGAATATAATAAACTTATTGGGGTCTTTATTGACGCCGCGATTACTCTTAGAAAGCCAATGAGTATTAGCCTCGGTGATTTCACCGCAAGCGTTAGTCCTGAGAATGAGCGACTTAGATGGTCTGCGAGTGGTCTTAAAATATTTAATTTCACATCACGCCCAGGACCATCTGAATTTTTTGATGTTTTATACCCAATTCTTTGGACTCTTTCATGAAAAGAGAACATAAATGCAACCACTCAGCGTCCAAGGTCTTGACCCACTGGAAGACTTCTAACTTCATTACAGAGTGTCTAGTGAATGGATATCACATTGCTTATTATCATGATACTGGGAGGCTTCATTATTGGAAGGATTGTACGAACGAATACCACATCATGGCGGTAGATTTGATTATTTCTTCAGAGACAGGATTGGGAATTGTCCAAGCAAATTATTCTAGAGCGAACCGGCGATAGTAATTGGTATATCAAGAACACCGACTACAACGACACACCAGAAAGGACTGCGGCTTGGGTTAAGTCGCTGAAGTGCAATGCGAGAGTTGAAGAGTAGACTGAGTCGGGATACACGCTTTGGACTTATGCGTCTGGGCGGGATTGTTGACGAAAATATTTATGAGAATGATTTTGTTCGCGTTTGGTTTGGCGATGAATTGATGACTCTCGCCAGGAACGGCAACTTGTGGACTTTGACTTACAAAGGTGAGACCACATTGTCTCCAGAAGACGAATTACCTCTTGCCGCTCGCTTTCTTCTTAACTATACGGTTAAGTATAATGTTGTCGCTCAATAGTGTTAAACGTAAGTTGCGCTGCTACGGCATGCGTGAGGCTTATACGCCGGGCGGAGTGAACATTCTTTATTGTGGGGAGATCGCCATTCGACTGATTAACGATTACACAATTGAGACATGGAATTCGAGTGAAGCATCGAGCGGTACTATTCAACATTTTGATTCTATTTTCTTTAAAAACAATGCGATTTTAGAGATGGGCCTTGAAGGCCTAGGGGCGGTTTGATGTTTTATTTGAAAGATTTGGCAGACACGTTGTCTCTCGTCGATCAACTACCGAATTTCTTGGTGATCGCTAGGGACGATAGAATTCTCATGGACAGTGACGATTACCGGCTCGACCTTTACGGTTGGCCCGACAACCGTGTCGTGTTTGCTGACAAGTTAACGGGAAAGAATGTGATTAAGCGGTTTGGTCCCGACGATTCAGTTAAGTGTTGGGATTTTTATATCGAGTGTCTAGAGACTCTAGGTGTTGACACTACAGCATTGGGCTACGCGAAAGGTTGAGCAATGATAGTTCGTTACAAGAAAGTTTGTGTTGAACTGCTTGAGGCTATCAGCACTTTTAGCGAAGAGGACTCAGCAAAGATTAACGCGAAATTTGTTGCCGGCACATCATGTGTTTACGACAACATGAAGGTGGAATTCTCAACGCCAGAAGGCGAGCACACGATTGAGAAGACAGGGCAGGGCTGGGAGCACACTGTGGTGAAGGTCAGGTCCGGAAGTGAGATCACGGATGTGATTTGAGTACAGATATCCCCCGGAGTGGCTGGATGCTCCGGGGGATATCTGTGTCTTGGGTTAGGGTCGCTTTGCGTTCTTGCGATAGCGCTCCCACGCGGCTTGGGATACGGGGCCCCATATGCCGTCGTCCTCGACTCCGAGTGCTCGCTGGATTGCGGCGATTACTCGGTCGTGTGCGGCGTCGCTAGCGTCTCCCCACACACCGTCGGGGTTGGTTCCGACGACGGATTGTGTGTACTGGATTCCGTAGGGGAAGTGCCTCCCTGCCCATCCGCTGGCAGCGACGACGGCGTAGAGTCGTTTCTCGGTGTCGGGTCCCAGGATGTTGTCTGGGGTGGCGCCGATTGCGGTTTGGATTCCGGTGATGTTGCTGGTTCCGTCGCTGGTTCGGGCGACGGCGTAGTCGTCGACTAGGCGGATGCCGTAGACGATGTCGTCCATGTCGCGTTGCTTGCTGGCGACGACGCCACCGTTGCCCTGGGATCCGGAGTAGCCCCATGAGGTGTTTCCCTCGACGGTGTCGATCTTGTTGCCGTAGGGGGCGGTGACGGCGATTCCGATGTGGTCGGACTCTCCGTCGCCTTGCCAGTCGAAGGTGACGGCGTCGCCTGGGCGGACGTCCCACTTGCTGATGAGTACGCCGCGTGCACGAGCTTCGTTCTCGCGTCCGGGGACGTAGGCGGAGCGCCATGCGATGCCGACGGTGGAGAGGACCCAGGAGACGAACATGTCGCAGTAGGGGACGCCGCTGGCGGCGAACATGTCGTTGCCGACGGCGTGGGCGTACCAGCGTCCGTACTTGGTGCCATTGAGCTCGTCGGCCCATCGGCTGTAGCCGACTTCTCCCTTGGCGACGCGGATGATGTCTGCTCGCGTTGCCATTACTTGTCACCCACTCGGGGGACGTTGTATGCGGCGACGCCGAAGAATCCTGCGGTGATGAAGTTGATTGCGTCGATGTAGGATCCGTCGATGACTCGCATGGCACTGAGTGCTACGAGGATGCCGAAGCATGCGCAGTAGGCGTAGAAGCGGACCTTGGGGTCGATGCCCTTAGACGGGGCTTCATGCTCTCCCATTATTTTTCTCCTTGAGGTAGGAAAGGATTTCTTTCAATTGACGATTCTGGGCGTCTATAGTAGACCCACCATGATTTGGCTTGACGTGGTATTGCACATCATTGAGTTTATCCTCGATATCATCTAGCCGCGCCACAACACCCGGCTTGTCAGGAGTCCCCTCCCATGCCGCAAGCATTATGGAGAGGTGATCTAAAAATCGGGTAAATCGATAGATGAATTTCCCAACAATAGTTATCAAAGTTATAACCCCGACCACTACGGCCACATCTAGTGTTTGAGGTAGATTAATCATCGGACAAAGATTTCTGCGAACATGTTGCGGGTTTCTGGCGAGTCGGAGAAAAGTCGTCCTTTTCGATACGTGCTCCTCATGATGGACAATACTTTGTCACCATACATAAGCAGCCTCTCTCCTTCTCTCAAGTCGGTGACCTTATAGGCCCATCTTACCCGATCCCCCTTGGGTTGTCTTCTCTGGGCGAACCACGTGGCGCCGTCGATCCAGATGGAGACCTCCCCGTCGGGACAGCGGAGCGAGAAGGCATACTTCGCCCTCCCCGTCTTCTTCATGACGAAGTCATCATAGTTGTCTGCGAACTTGTTGCTGATTGCGTACTCAGCATAGTCTTCAGCGTAGTTTGTAATGAATGACCCGAACCGGGTGTGTGCCACTTCCGACTGAAATTGCTCACTGTCAACAAAGTCGGTGACAATGAATCCGTCTGCATGGCGGGAGACGCCTTCAACAGGTTCGATATGAAAGCGGATGAAGTAGGGGTTCATGATGGATACAGAGTTTGAGAGCATGAGGCACCGAACTCTGTCTTGATAGCGGTCTACTGTTGAGTAGAAATCCATGAACACCTTCGCCTCATCGGGCAGATATCTCAGTGACCCCTTGTCGATGATGAACTCGTCAAAGATTATTGTGTAGACGTTGGGGTACGCGATCGACTTGTTAGCCTGCGCCGTAGACAGGGGAATGAAGTAGCCAATCGTCTCCCACTTCTTACCCACCTTGCGTTGGGCGAACTGCCCCTCAACGCGAAACTCTTCGTCGGGAAACTCTGACTGAATGTCAGCGAAGAAGGAGTTGCGCCCTTTTAGTTCCGTCTTGTATCGCCGAAGGTAGATGAACTGCTGCCCCTTGTTGATCGCATTCTTGATAACGATTTTCTTAGCGCCGTAGGTCTTACCCAGGCCGCGAGCACCCATAATCATGTTGAAGACGCCCGCGTATGAGAGCACCTTCGAGAACGAATAGTAACTGAATTTCTTTTTCAATCGTGTCTCCTTACCGTCCACCATCGAGTACCGGCAAGGCGATCGATGCTAGTGATTACAGGCCCATAATAAGGGTTTCCTCCGTGGCCGATCAAACGATTGGAGTCCACAACCATTTCCACATGATCGGTCTCGGGATAGTAGGATCCCGTTGACCGCCAAGCCATGACGATCATGTCACCGGGTCTCAGCATGGCGCGCTGTGCGGCCGTCATGGCACCACTACCGCGAGGCATGACCTCTCTCCCACGGTTGTACTGGTCGCCCGTCCAGGTGCCTACGAACGTCCCTGACGTGTCCTTGTAGGCCCTGTAGATCGTGGATGAGCAGTCTCCGAAACCCGAGTTGTCGGGATCCAGGCGGCCGGGCGCCTGGCGGTACCCGAACTTCCCGATCCTGGACATCATCCACTTCAGAGCCTTCGCCCCCTTGGATCCATCACCACCCCCACCCGGGTTGCCGCCGCCGGGGTTGGGCGCAGCTGCACTTCCCTCGTTGAACCCGAGCGCGTGGGCGTTGTTCCATGCGCCCGAGACGATCTCCTGGACCTTGGCCTCGGAATTGCCCATATCCATTTTCCAGAGATTGATGCCCACCGGGGTTCCCACTGAGGTTCCGAAGCGCGTGCGTAGCCATACCAGGTTCGAGTTGTCGAGCAGTAGGTACCCAACGCCCGGCCCAACAATAAGGCTGGCGAAGTTGGACTGCGACGCCCTACCACCATTGCCGTCAGGTGTGGTAGTGCTACTGGATCCACTGCTGCCGACGCCACTGGTGTCTTTTGACTTGATGATGTTGTATGCGGTGTTGTAACGGGTGCTGTACACACCTAGCACGGCGTCTGAGAGGATGGCGGACTTCATTCCATCGAGATTTGTTCCACCAACGCGATTCGCGATTCGCATCGCCCGCTGTGGAGACTGGTGGTAGGCTACGGCCCACAGGATGAATGTCTCGGTGTTGGTGTCGGGGTTGATTCCGTACTTGAGCGCCATGTTTCTATATGTGGCGTTGGCGTCAAGGATCAGTTGGTCATCCTGGATGTTACGGTTATTAAGCAGAAATGGCTTGAGTGCGTCACCGAAGTTTCTGGGTAGATAGTAGGTATTCCAGAACGCATCATTCTCTTTGTGTTCGTTCATGACGTTTCGGAAGTCTTGTGGCAGAGCCCCGTATCCAGCGGGGTCAACATTTTTCATCTTGTTGATTAGTGCCGCAGCGCGAGTGCCGTACCACTGACCGATTCCTACGGTGATAGGATCGTTGTAGTTAATTGCAGCGTAGTTCATAGACGACTCGACAGTGCCGATCGCCTTGACCCACACTTTTCGCATGGTCTCATCCCAAGCCATTTATCCTCCTAGACAGACGTCTGCCCCCATTTTAGCATGGGGGCAGACGCGCTTGTTAGAAGATGGAATATGATGCGTCAATTGCCAGCCGGGTTCCGGCGGGAATGTCCTTCAGGGCAATGACGTTACCGTTGTGGTTGACATTCCCTCGGAATGCTGTGGAGTCCTGCCACATCGTCACGTAAAAGTTCGTGTACGGGCGAGCCCAGGCGGGAAGCCTGAACAGGACCTCACCGTTCGTGACACTACCAACCTCGAATGTTGCGTGGATAGTGACATCGTCCCGCTCCCGTCGGCATACGGCGTAGAGGAAATTGTTCTGTCGCACATTGTCGAGGTTTGCGAGCCCTGTAATGTCCTCCCAACCATAATTGACCCAACCCGAACCGCCGCGAAGCCATGCATCAAATTGCTGCTGAGCGTACTTGTAACCCGCAGGCGTGAAGTGCACATTCATGTCGGGTGTGAAGAATTTAGCCTCTTGCCCGTTATGGAACCACGAGCGAGACCCTTCGCAGACGACTGCTCCGTGCGGGGTGGCAAGCCTCTTGATTGCATTCGTTGTTGAGGCACAGCGGCGAGCAATGTTGAAGTCATTGTTTGCATCGCACTCGTTGTACAGTGCAGGAAGGACGATGATGTCCTTGCAGTTCGGGAACGCCTCCTTCAGTTTTTGCATGAAGCGCTCAAACGGCTGACTGATATCGCGCCCAGTTCGGATGTCATAGATGAGATCGATGATGTAGCAGCGCCCTGTTAGGTTTCGCTGAAACTCACTAATCTGAGTTGCGGCATTGTTGAGCATGGTCAGGAAGCTGTTGTCATCGTTTGAGGTGAACCCCCCACCATTTGATGCATAGTTGTGTGGGATCTCTCCCTTACTCCTGCACCACTCATCCCACGTCCCGTTGGCATATCCAGTGAGGATCGCGTTGGACGACCCGAGAATTAGTGTGTGCGGATACTTGCTCACCCTGTTTACGATGCTGTTGGACTCGAGATCATTCAGTCGACGGTCGGCGTTCGCCTTGTTGCTGTTAACCGACGAACGAACTGTCGTCAGTTCGTCCAACACATCCTGCATCCCCTGACTGCTGGCGACGGCGATCTGCGACCCGTCCTTAGCAGTCGTGGTGAAGAACTTGCCCGAAGGGTGTTTCTCAAACTTCTCGACCAGGAGAGACTTCAGGAATGCGTCGGTCTGCTTGTCGAGTTCTTTCAGGGCATTCTTGAACGAGGTCTGCTGCATGTCGAATACGTCGCGATTAGACTCTACGAACTCCTTCACCTTTTGGTTGAAGTCAGCGACGATCCGCTTCTCCTCCTCTCCGAACTCGTTGACGTACTCAACAACATCGGAGATGACCTCACGCAACTTGGAGAGAACTTCATAGTACGTGAGTCCGTCTCCGTAGGTGAATGGCGTTACGTTATTAATGTTGACAGTATTGATGAGGTATTCGGCCTCCTCCATTCTCTTGTAAATCTGTAGCCAGCGGCGAGGCTTGTCAGCGATAGGCATTTTTGCTCCTAGTACATCCCATAGTTGAGGTAGTGGCGAGTGCGGGGCTGGGCGTTGTCCCAGATACCCATAAATAAGTCGGACAGTTCTGCAATAACAAAGTCGTCCACATTCACGAGAGTATTTCGGTAGCGAGCAATCTGCTCCCCCTTACCCATATTGTAGCCCGTAGAAAGGGAGTGCTGGTTGTTCCGGTAGTCGTTGGTCCCGGTGCTGCTCGACGTCGAGGTCGTCGTGTTCGTGCTCTTGCCCTTGGTGGAAGCGTCGCTGATGGACGTGGCGTAGTCCCCGTCTCCTGCTAGGCGGCTCTGGGGGGTGTCGGACCCCACCGTGCGGCCCGTGGAGTTGGTAGTGCCTGACCCGTTGCTGTCCTGCCGGTTCGTCCCGCTGTTCTGCGACCGACCATCCTGGGACGTCTCGTTGACGCGGCGCCCTCCGTCAAGAGGGTCATTGTTGAGCAGCTCTGCCTCATACATCCGATTGTACCGAGGCATGATGCGCTCCATCTTCAGTTTGAGTCGCCAGATGAAGATATCTGGTGTCTCGTGTGCGATCTCCTGAAGCCAGTACTCTCGCTTAATGCGATCGTTCAGGACTTTTCGGTAGTCCTCGTTAAAAATGGGGTAGTCGTCAAGGCCGATGTGGTCTCCGGTTACCTTAACAACATCCTTAAGACGCATTGTGAACTGTGCGGGCATTACTCCTCCCCTTCCGTCTCGTAGGTGGTCAGGTTCTGTACGGCCAGATAGTCCTCCATGTTCGGAGCGGCATTGTCATCGACAGCCCACTCGCACGAGACCTGTAACCCGAATTTCTCGTTGATCTGCTCGCACGCAAGTTGACGGGGTTTCATGAATGACTCACGTGACGCCAGGACCTGACCTGAGTTTCCTGCAGCCTCCTCAACAACCATACGCTCGCGCTTCTCACTGTTCACATTCATGATCCCGAGCATTGTCAGGGCCTCACCCCAGATCTTGGCCTTGGACTCCATGTGCTTGATGCTGGAGACAGCTCCCGCACCAGCATTCTGGTTCAACGGGAAGACACCGATCATGCTGGCTAGGTTGTCAACAGCCAAATTTTCGGTCCCCCAAACCACAGGTTCGCCATCGTAAATCTTTGATATTAAATTCTGAACCGTGAGTCGTTGATCTTGAGAGCAGGCAACGATCATGGGGTTGCGCTCGTTTAATAGATCAATCTCGATAGTGCGGTCAATCTGGGCCAGGCGAGCGGCGTAGGAGAGCACAACATCAATCTCGGGCACTCTAATCTGGTTTCCCCAGATACAGACAGACTCACTAGCGGGCACGTCGCGCGAGTAGACTCCATTTCGAGTCACCCGATAGCCAGTGGGGTTGTCCTGGATATCCAGGGGCCCAGAGATTGTTGCAGGCATTGCCATGAACATCTCAAAGAACGAGTCGTAGTAAAATACACTGTACCCATTATTGAAGATAGTTGTCTCAATGAAACGCGGATCAATTCCGTTGGGTAGTCCCTCCCAGGTGAACCTAGAAATGCACTTCCCCATCAGTTGACGCCTGTACATGTACTCCAGCGCCGCCTGACGATTCTCAGACGTGGACGGCTTCGCAGCCATCACCTCACGATAGACAGTATTCTTAACGTAGTCTCTTTTAGGCAATCAAACTCACCTGATTCGTCTTGTCGATCCGATTGTTCCTGATATTGATTGTACCAATCCGCTGGGGCGAGCGCCACAGAGTCACACCCTTTTCAAAGATGCCCCGCACGGTCCCCTTGAAGGTCTCAGGGATATCCGCCCGCTCCAAATAGCACTCGGCCAGTTTCCAGTACGTGAACTCGCTCATCAAAGAAAGACGGCTTGGCATCTTGATCCACGTGTTCATCGCATATCCGTAGCGCAGCCAGTAGTCACCGACGCGACGAATGGCCGCGTCGGAGAGCAGTCGCACGCGACAGTCGATCACCAGCCCGTTGGACACCATCGCAGCCACCGTACCTGCCGTCTGCCCAATAACGGCGGGCGGGATGACCTGCATGTCCTGCTGCTGCCCGTTGATACTGGCGATCGCCGCCTCATAGTCACCGTTAGCAGCGAACTGTGCAAGGTCATAGTTCGTGTCCCGAACCGCGCGCTGCTGCGTCTGAGAGATCTGTGAGGCGCCACTGGCCAACTGATTCTGGATGTTCGCCGTCGACTGCGCCTGCGAGTTCTGAATCATCGCGCTAATCCCCGCTGTGGCCGCCTGACCAATGCCCGCGCCCACAGCCTGCCCATTGAGCCCAATGGCACCCCCGAGGGCTGTCATCCCGCCCTGCACCGCCTGGACAGTAGCCCGCATGTTGTTGTAACGGGACTGCGAGTCGGCCATCGCAGAGTTACCCCACATCGTGTTCTCAGCACCCGCCTGCGTGGCAGCAATCCCCGCGTTAGCAATGTCGCGAGATGCCACGGCGCTACGCTGGGCGCGACGCTGCTGCCACTTGGCAGAGTTGATCTGTGCAGCAATCGTGTGAGCATTCGAGGCCAGGTTATTGAGTCCCGAGTTGTTGAGCACTGAGAATGTGGGAAGTGAGGTGTATCCGGTAACCAGATCCCACTCCTCACCATACTCATCCTCTTCATGGGTACTCGGGCCAACAAGTCGCTTAGAAGCCCACTTGTTGTTGTAGTCCTTGACCGTAAACATTAGTTGGGGGTTAGGAGGTACAACATGCCCGTACTGCAGGAGCCCAATACCGGTAGTCATAAGCGACTCCGGGCGAAGTTCCACAGGATTTCCCGTGTAAGTCGTGAGTTCAAGGATGCAGTAGGGGGCAGTCATGAACTTACGAAGTTCCTGATACGCCTTCGGCAGCATGCTCATAACCTCCTTTCGGAAGTCATGATTAGTCAACGGAAAAGCGCGGTTCACGTAGACGTCGCCAGTGCCGACCTTATACCAACTCACACTCCCGATTCGCGTCGCATTTGCGGGATTCTTGGACACCACACCCTTTGGCACGATGGTTACGGAGCCAATACCCTGCGCAACCCACGGGTATGCGGAGAGTGCGGAGAGCCCCTCGAGGTAGTCGTTGCGCGACGTGACCCATACACTGGCTGAGTTGGGGAGTCCCTCGGCCTTTGACCCGTTAGCCATTTTGAAGCGGGGGCTCGCAAGGTTCCCCCACTCTGCTGCAAGGTCGATAGTGCTGGTGATGACGACGTCGTAGTCGCCGTTGAAGACGTCAGCAATCATGCGCCGGTATGAGCGGATGACCTGGTGCTCGCCACCGACGTCGAGGCCTTCGGGCTGGGCAAGCCATTCGCGACCGTTGTCGTTGAAACTGTCGACGGCGGCGATACCCATGTGTCCGCGCTCAAGATAGCAACGACCAAACTTGACGCGCTGATAGTATGTCGACCAGACGTCGAGTTGAAGCGTTAACTGTGTAGTGTTAGGTGCTATGTAGTCCACGCTGGTGATGAAGTAGAAGAAGGCGTGGGGTGTGTAGCCCTCAAAATTCTTCGAGTCAATGGGGCGGCCGGGGTTCTCAACCATTACATAGTTATATTGGTTTGCCTTAGTGAAAGGTGTGGGGATACGAATTGGCTTGCCTTGAGCAAGGTATGTTAGTTGATTTATCTCGACCTTGTTGACCTTGTTGAATGATTTAACGTACTGATAGGGTGTCCAGCCGTAGGCGTCCCAATCAATAATGTCACGATAAGTATTGTCAAACGGTACGTTACACATGGTAATGACACTACCTGCAGACCATACCGAGTAATCAAACGACAATCCCGCAGTAGACTCTGGCGGGTCACCATAAATCTGTGTCATATCTCCTCCATTAACAGTAAAGCCCCACCATCCCGGAGGATAGTGGGGCGGTTACTGACTCAGTATATCATGGCTGAATCTGAATTGAAATCTCCTTCTTGACGGGCCTAGTGCCGCCAGGAGCAGACTTCGTGTCAACGGAGACCCCAAGCGTCGGGTACCCAGCCTTCTCATCAGATCCGATGCTCAGGACACCGTCGTTAGAGATCCTCGTAGCCTTGCTGGTCGCATTCTTGACATACCAGTCGGTTGCGTATCCCTTGTTAGCGGGCGGAGTCTTCCACACAATCTTCGCCTGTCGGACAGCCCCCGGCTTCATCACAGAAGAGTGTGTGCCGTCCTGGTTGAGCGTCTGAATCGTGTCGATTTCGGCGTTCGTCTCATCGGCCGGAACAACGATCTTCGTGCTCTCCTTCGTCCCGAACGCGATTGCCGGGGTGAACGGGGAGGCCGAGATCAAGGACCAGTGGTGCAGCCAGTAGTTGTCATAAAGGCCCTCAGGGTTCTGGATAGAGCGGTTCTCCAGGAGGACGTCCTTAATCAGTAGGAACTCCCGCGTAGTCAGGATCGCACTAACGTCCTTGAGACCAAGGGCCTCGTTCGGAACAGTGATAATGTGCGACGGGGCCTCCGCGTCCTGCCGGTTAAACGCAGCAGACAAGGAGGTGACGTCAACGTTAGCCTTGAACTCGGGCGTAGCAATGAGAACGAGATTCTCAGGGCGAGCGAACGAGTGAACCGCAGCCGCATTGTATGCCGGAGTCGGGTAGCGCATCTTGTCAGCAGCCACACGAAGCGCCTTAAGGGCAGCATCCGTGTGAGTCTTGTCTGCATCAAATACGTTCAGGTCAGGGATCTGAACACGGTGGAACCCGTGCTTCTCGTCATAAGTCCTGAACAGGGAGCAGATGGTCAGGAACTCGGACCACTCATCCGAGGACGCGGCAACGCTCATGGTCTGAGAAAGCATCTCAGACAGTCCCGTGTCGCTCAGGAACGCGCGACGGAGAACATCACGGTTGAAGGTGACCTTGAACTTCTCCTTACGATTAATCGTGTGGAAAGCGCTGTAAGCCGGTGGGCGTGCCTGACCAAACACGTCCTTCTCCAGATAGTCGCGATTCTCATCGTAAATAGTGGGCTTGATGAAGTCCATGTGCACCTCTTCGATGGTGTCACCGAAATTCATCATGCCGTCCTTGAAAACAGCGAGGGGGTTGCGCCAGGAAATGTCACGCACAACCGTGGACCCGATCCGGTTAATCAGTGCTGACATAAACTCGTTTCGAGAAATGTTGTCAGACATGATTCCCTGAATGGTTTCCTGAATATTGGCCTTAGTGGCCTCCGGAACCATCTCCTGATAGTCCCTACGCGCATCCGAGCGAATCGCGTTAAGCATATCGACGTTTGAGACGTCATCTCGCAAGCGAGGCATAATTACTTCCTTGTGAATAGATCTGAGATTGACTTAGGCTTCCAGTTCCCGTCGGGAACCTTCGAGTCAGGGTTGTCTCCGGATGAGAAAAGACCCGAGAGGCCTGCGAGAGTTTTTCCAGTGCTCTTTACGGCATCCGTGTCGATCCCCATTTCCTTAATTGTAGCACTACCCGCATCCTTCAAGGCAGTGCCCGCAAGATTGGCTGCAGCGCCGCCGACTTCACCGATGCCCTTAGCCACCGCCTTCGCGTCGTCCGCCGTCGACGCCACGGCCGCCTTGACGTCATCTGCAGTCATCTCCTTGCTGACAGGAACGTCGTCGCCCGCGAACGGATTACCTGTCTCGCGGTCGGTGGGAGTCAGCATCCCCGAGAGGCGGCCCTCGAGTTCGCTCTGAAGAGCGGTGATCTTGTCCCCGAAAACGCCTGCCAAATGATCCCAAGCAGCCTTCGTGTCCTTAAAAGGATCCTCATCCTTAACCGGATTGGGGTCACCACCGGTCATGTTCCGGTCAGACGGGGATACCGCCTTGTTGTCGCCGTCGGAATCGCCAGGATCATAAACATGTGACTCAGGCAGGCCCGCCTCCTTTTTCTGCTCAGGTGAGAGATGTGCCGTGTCTCGATTCATCTGCTGAGCACGTTCCTGCTGATACTTCGGATCGGCAAGTTTATCACCCGTAACACCCGTTACCGGCACTCGCGTCCTATCGGGCTTACTCTCAAGATTCTTCTTGGTCTGCTCCTGAGTTCGCTTAGCATCCTCAGCAACATTTCCTGTCCCCTTATATTTGTCGGCCTTTCCCATTTCTTCTCCTAATAGTAAGGTAGGCTAGGAACTTACGTTCCTAGCCTACCATTTTCATCCAATATCAGCCAGCGCTGCAGAGGCTTGCGGGCCGTTCCGTGCGGGTCCTTATCACCGGATTGCATCCCACACGGGTCCAGAGTCACTTTGCCGACTTGGAAGCCTTTCGAGCGAGATAGTCGACAAGAGCATCGCGAACAATGTCGTCCGCAGGGCGACGCTCAACCCAGTGCTGCTCATCAATGTCAGAAATGAGAGCCTTGGGGAGGCGAAACTTGACAGTTGCCTTGTCGCTAACGGGTCGAGCCATGATAAATCCAGCCTTTCAAACTTTAAGTGTGAATGTTGTGTCCTTGAGGACTACGCCTCCAGGTACCCTTGTGGGAATAAGTTTACCGCCCCATTGGCCTCCCGTCAACATGTCATCCAATGTTAATGTGGCGGCCACTGAGCGAGGCATTCCCGCGATGTGTACGTCTAGTTTACCATCAATTTCTTCTGCATATTGCTTTGCTCGAATGTAAACAGATTTTGTGAAATTTCCCTCATGCTTCCATGCGCCCAGTTCCACGGGGTCGACCCATAGTGTCTCCGGTGGTGTAGTTGGTCCCACAAGATGTAATGAGTCGGTGTCTGCGTAAGCGAAGGTCTCATAGTTATCTTGCGCTGCATTTATCGTCTTGCTTCGAGCGTGTGCTGTAATAAACACTCCCATCGGTGTATATACGGGATCTCGCGTTTCCATTTCATTCATCTCTAATGAGACTCGATTGTCCTTCAAGACAGGGTGCTTGCCTGTAATGTCGGGATTCGTAGCGAACTTTCCGTAAAGGCTGTTGAGGTGTAGTTTTGCAATTTGACGTAAACCTCCAGTACTATTCTTTTTAATTTCCATAAAATGGTCTACGTATTCATCAAAAAATCCGTGCGAACCTCTGAACTCAAATGTTCCATTCCACGAAAGTATCTTTAAATCATAATGTTTCTTCCAGAGTTCTATGTCAATATTTGTTGCAACAACTTCAGTTGGCTCGTTAATTTCAGTAAGGTATTCAGTAGGATTAAATGTCAAATTCTTTTTAATTTGAATGCATGGAATATGGTTTGGTTTTAAATTAGCCTTAATTGTGATAGACGAAATGTAAAGAGGCCTTTGAGTTATGGGACCCCCTTCGGAATACAGTGGATCGCCATATGGGAGCAATGAGTTGCGCATGACCGACGGATAAAGCGAATTAACATCATAAACACTGCCTTCACCATTGAGTCTCCTAGAAAAACGTGGAGAAGCATAGGTGAATCCTCCGCGATATGCCTTCCGGATCTCAGAGTCGATCTCAGGGGACAGGATGGGAAATCTGCGAATAAACAGTTTACCTGTCATCTTCTTGTATGTTGCTAAGGAGTCCGCGCCTGCAGTAAGTTTTGTCATCTTCTCAGCAAACTGAACCTCTAGCGCTTGGGCAACAATAGCAACATCGTTCCTTTGATAGCGCCTCTCCTGTTCTGTTGGAATGTAACCTATTGGTCTAGGTTTCTCGTAATCAATCTCAAGTTTTTGGTCATGAAGATTGAACGCCTTGGCGATTGCTGATACGGACATGGGGAGTTTCTTGAATGAGTCGCGAAACTCGATCCTGTATCCAGTCTCAAACACGACCGTGATTGAATAAAATTGTCCCATCCGAGAAATGAGCGATGAAAACTGTTTCGCACCAGGGTTCTCTTTAGTCCAACTATACCCATGCTTAAGAAGCCAGTCTAGAATAAAGATGCCATCAAACTTGAGGTTATGAAAATATATGTATGCGGCTCGCTCTGAAATATGATGCATAAAGCCGTCAAGGGAAGTGCCGTCCACATAATCAGGCAATTTCCCCACCTTAATAATGCCCCATGACCAAACTCGACAATCATCTTCTTGAGTAGTTGTCTCAAAGTCGGCACAGTATGAAGGAATCTTCTTGTGGCTACGCTTAACGCTTGGACCGGCGACGGTTGCGGCGCTTGTTGATTGGCGAGCCACTAAAATCATCCTCCGGTCTAATCTTTACTGACTTAATATCTTCAAGTAGAGCAAGGGTCTCGGAGTGTGCGTTCTCCACGTCGTCATACCACACATCCTCATTCGCTCTTCGCTTCTCGAAGTAGCCCTCTTTTGCTGCCTCATACATAAGTGATAACTGATTAGCGAAATCACCGTTAACAGTCCACATGAGCCACAAGACGTCATCGGGAATATCGGTCAAAATGTCGTAGAGTGCAGGGTCGCCAATCACGTCAAGCATGGCGGCAATCTGTTGCTTGGCTGCCGTAAGTTTCTCGGCCTTTGCTGCCTTCGAGAGGTTGTCAAGAATAGAAGTCGTCTTTTCTCGCATGGCTTCAGCAGAATCGAAATGAATCGTTCGCTTATCCGGGTTCATGCGCTCAAGTGCGTAGTGTGAACCGCCGCCTAAGTAAGTCTTGCTTGGTCTAAAGTCGCGAATCCAGTCTCCAACAGTGATATCACCCATATAGGGTAATTTTGTTCCGCTCACGGCCTTCTCGTAAGCCGCTATGTCGTCATTATAGCGCTGAACAGCATGCTTGTAACGACGAACATCTTTAGCAGAAATGGGATTACCTTTACTGTCAGCAAAATACCAAACACTATCAGAATTATTAAACTCACTAAGACGCTCAAGTTCTCTCGCCGCATTCTTCAACGTCACCTTTCCAATTGCAGACTTACCTAACGGATCATACTTAGTTCCTCGAATATCGGCGCCATCACGACTAGTGGCCATCTTATACATTTTCCGGATAGCGCGATCACGCTCACCCTGAAGCAACTCTCGAGCCTTATCCAGTTCAGAGCGATGCTGCCTCTTGGCGTCGGTCTTCACTGAACCCATCTTCGCAGGCCCTGAAGACATCTCCCCTAACGTGTCGGGTAATCCCAAATTACCCGACAAATTAAGCCCGCCAACAAACTCTCTAACGTCAGCAGCCGTATTGCCAACGCGCTTAGCGCCACGCTTAAACGACCTATAATGCTTAGCCCAATGAGACTTAACCATAACAAAACCCCCTGCCCCCTAAGGGGCAGGGGGCGTCACCATTCTATCCGACTCAAGCCAGCGTCACAGTCGTGTACTCACGACCCCGACCTGACTTCGCCGAACCAATCTCCACGGCCACCGGCTCCGGCCAGGTCTTCACATCACCCAGAATATCAACAAGACGCTGAATCTGAGCAACAACCGTCTGAGACGAAGTCCCGTACGCCGCACCATCCTTGTCAATCACAGTGATCGCCCGACGCGTCTCGACCTCGCCAGTATCCGTGTCGACCACATCATCCTCGGTGATTACAATATCCTTGATCTCAATCTTCTTGCCACGCAGTTCCTTGAAAGAAACAGCAGAGTTCTGAGCGGTGAAGAAAGCCTTCTTGCCAGCAAAGTCGTCAGAAAGAGAAGAGTAAACAACAGCCATGATCGTTTCCTTTCGTGTATGGCTCGATTTCTATTCAGTGATCTGGTATTACCCGTCCAGCCGGGAATCTATTAAAAGAGTGTGGGCTCGTCTTCGTTGTGAAAAACCACAAGTGCTTCAAGCATAAATGTTGCCGCCTCGCAGATCATGCTCTCCTCGTTGTAATCGTGCGGGAAGTACAATGTGCCCTTTTGCTTTCCATTGTAAGTAACTGCATAATTATTTCGAAGGCGATTCTTAATGATCGTCCCGCGGTAACCGGACACATAATACTTCTTCACATGTCTATTCTGAGTCTTAAATTTTCGAATCTTCTTGATCTTATAGTCAAGAGTCGAAGAATAAATCCTCACGAGAAAACCATTACCAGTGTCAGAAAAAGAGCCATCCACAACAACCAACCCCCAATCCTAGGCGCAGCCTTCGCAGCAATCATACCCCCAGCGACACCGACAGCAACCCCGCCCGCACCAAGGCGCTTGCCATGAACCCGCACGTCAGCAGGAGAGTACATCTCATTAGCACGAGAAGAATTCTGTCGCTCATATTCGTCTGCTCCCATCTCCTTGTCCATCCAAATCCATTCGCCGTTAATCTGTTCCCACATCGTTCTCATTCCTCAAGCCAATTGTCGATTGTTCGTAGGGCCTTGATGATGCTTCCGACATCGACCGTCAGGGTGTTGAAATCCCATTGAAAGGTGACTTTGTCTCCGTCAGGGTCGTTGTCAAGAGCGTTAACCCGGGTTCCGTGAACATTAAAAGCAACCCAGTAGTCTGAATGGTTCACATAATAATCTGTCCATCCTCCAATCACCATGCGCAACTTCATGTTTTTACAAGGGTTGGTGTTCTGTGTGTAGTGCAATGTCAGATCCTTTCTGTTCCGTTCTTGATGTA